CCTGACTCCACTTCGCCCGCAGAGCCGAATTTCCGGCAGAGCGTTCCCAACCCTCAAGAAACGTAAGAGCCACGCCAAGCAACACGACCGCGATGAAGGTGACGATGAACAGCGGGATGCCGATCTCGGCATAGAACACAAGCTGAGAGGCGATATCTCGGATCATGTCACCTGCCTCCGCTTGATAGCTGGTCGATGTTGTGGCGTGCGGCATAGTCGGCGGCAGCGTGTTGGGCTGCCGCAACGCTCATGTCCGAAAACATGAACACCTCGCATATCCACCCCTTGCCGTGGTCGTGCACGCCGTACCCCGTGGTGCGGGTTTTCGCCTTCATTTCCACCACTTCGAAGCGGGGCTGAAGAATGGCCTTGATGCTCGTCTCGGTGCTGTCGCTCATGTCAGCGATCTCCCGGCGGGAAAAGATCATCCAGCGTGCAGCCCGCCACCGACACCTTGCCGACGCCGTCGAACGAAACCGCGTAGTGGCTGCCCATGTCCGGGTGGGCGCCGATCATGCGCTGCGGCCACTCGCGGGCAGCCTCGACCGTCGCGTAGCCGCGCGTCTCGGAATAGCCGTCGATCGCCTGATACAGCACCTGGATGGGTTCGGGCGGCGCCATGGGCTTGGGCATCGTATCCGCCTCGGCCTGGGCGAGTGCCAGGGAGGCGCTGTAATCGGTGTCGGGATATTCGTCGGTGACAAACCGGCTGACCGTGTCGCCGTCCTTGACGAAGTGAAAAGCGCCGCGCGCTTCGGTGATCGCGATGGGCCACGCCTTGACCAAGATCCCAACCACGCCCTCGGACGCCACCACCAGCACGTCGCCGTCGTGGATATCCTCGTTGCACTGGCTGTCGTCATAGGCTTCGCCAGTGGACTCGTAGCGGTGGATCTGAACGTTGCTCATCAGATCGCTCCCCCGTTACGGTAGCGCCGGATTTCTGCCGCCATCGAGCGCAATTCGTCCCACATCACAGCCCAGTTCGCGAACCCGTGCTGGGCTGACCCTGCCAGTGCCTCAATGCGGCTGTCAGATAAGGCCGTGGCGGGCGCTGGAGCAGCAGCCGCCTCTTCGCGGTCGACCTCGTAGCAGCCAGCCTTGCGCACGAGACGCTCAACAGCGCCGGATTTTGCAGCAAAGCCTGATGCGGTGCGTTTGACGGGTATGCCGTGCCAAGCATGGTCGATGCCGTCGGCGGGGCGGACCCGGAAGAGGTGCCCCGATGATGTGCGTATGATCATGTTTCAATCTCCACCCCAGATCCGCCGAGGAGCGCGTTAGCCACCATCACCATATCGGTGCTATCTGACCCTGGCAAACCAAAACGGAAAACCGACCACACAAAACCGGGAAAACATACGATGACATTCAAGCAATCGTGGGATCGGCTGTGCCTGAGCGCTCGCTGGGCGCTGATCCAGTTGCTGCTGCTTTGGGTGATCCGGCTGATCCGGGTGACCGACCCCGACGCCCTGCCGCTGCTTATGGGCCTGGGGTATTACATGGACCGATTGAGCATCCTGCATCCGGCAAAGACTGCGCCGTCTGCAAGGTCGCCTAAGACCGTCGCTTGCCCAGTATGCTTAGGGGATACCGAGCCTACGTGATGCGTTGGCGACACGCTCAAAAGTCGTGCATCGTCGCGATGCAATAACACGATCGGATCGTTGCGCTAGTAGTGCTATAAGCCGGGCCATGCAGCGGAGGTGCGTCTGTGCCCTGGCGATTTCCCACCGATCCGAGTTTCGCGGACTATCACGAGGTCGCCTCCGCCGCGCTGGATGACGCGCGCCTTTCGCTGCGCGCCAACGCCCTGGCTCGCGCCGTCCCCGAGGCGTTACCCGATGCCGTCGTCGTGGTCAGCGAAGCGGGCGAGATCGTCGCGGTGAACAATCAGGCTGAACTGATGTTCGGCTATCACCGCACCGAACTCATCGGCCAGCCAGTCGAGGTGCTTGTGCCGGACGAGGCGAGGGCGCGGCACGTTGAGCACAGGGCGGCTTTCGACCTTGCGCCGCGCATTCGTGACATGGGCGAAAATCTCCACCTCAATGCGAAACGCAAAACCGGCGAGGAAATCCCCGTGATGGTGAGGCTGGGACCGGTTGTCATCCCGGACGGTGTATTCACGATCGTGGTGATCCGCCGCCGCGCTTCCGACGCCTGAAAATCTCGTGACGATCATCGAAAGCCTCGCCTCGCTGCCAGTCGCGGCCTGGGCTTTTCTGTCCAGCCTCGCAACCGCCGCTGGATCGTGGTTTGTCGCCGTCAGGACCTTGCGCGCCGCAATGCTGCGCGAGCACGACAAGATCGGCGCCGATGCGCTCAACACCGGCTTGGCCGATCAAGCGAAATTCCGTCAGTCTCTGCTCGACACAATCAGCGACCTGCGACAGCGGCTTGGCCAGTGCGAGACCGACCGCGATATCCTGCGTGGCAGGATCGCCGCGCTGGAGGAAGAACTGGCGATCCAGCAAGCGTCGGTCGAGATCATGCGTCGCTGGATCGCGTTCTTTCGTAGCCAGGGCCTGGCGAATTTACCCGAGATACCGGCCATCATGACGCAGGACAAACAACGGCCACAGCGCTGAAACCGTGCATTTCTTGCTAACGCCGTGCCAGCCTGCGTATTGTGCCGCTGCTTCCAATCTGTCGTTTGCCACTACAGGAGATTTTCATGGGCCGCGCACTGGGTTCCGACACACCGACCGTCAAAGCGCCCGCGCAGACCAGCGCGCCGCAGAACACCGCGACCGGCTCCGGCTCGCGTCCGGGCAGCTACAAGGAGCCGATCGAAAGTTCCGCGCCGACCAGCCCTTACATGATCCGCCCGGCGCCGCCCGGCTGGCTCAAGTAACCACGGGCAAAGTGTGAAACTGTGCGAAATCGAATGTGGCACGTAACGGTGTAAAAACGGGCGGCGGCAGTCGCAAGGGCATCCCGAACAAAGCGACTGCCGACGTCGCCGCCAAGCTGGCGGCGCTGAAATGCGACCCGCTCACGGGCATGGCGCGAATCGCGCTCAATCGGAAAAATCCTGTCGAACTCCGCGCCAAAATGTTTGCCGAACTGGCGCAGTATATCGCGCCCAAGCGCAAGGCGACGGAACATTACGTCAGCGAGGGCGCGGCGGTGCTGGGCCTGATCGTGATGCCGCCGAAAGACCCATGACGAACAGCGATCGCATTGTCTGGCGGCCCACCGAACGCCAAGCCGAGTTTCTGGCCGCGCCCGAGGACGAGGTGCTTTACGGCGGCTCTGCTGGCGGCGGTAAGACCGATGCGCTGGTGATCGACGCGCTTGGTGGGCAGTGTCGCGCCGTCGAACAGCCCGAGTATCGAGCGTTGCTGCTCCGTCGGTCCTACCCCGAACTGAAGGAGGTGGTGGACCGCACGCAGGCGATCTATCCGGCGGCGTATCCAGGCGCCCGCTATGTCGAACCGGAATGGCGGTTTCCCTCCGGTGCGCGTCTCGAACTCGGCTACCTCGACCGCGACACCGACGTGATGCGGTATCAGTCCCGTCAGTTCCAGTGGATCGGCTGGGAAGAACTGGCGCAATGGGAAAGCGATTACGCCTACACCTACATGATTTCTCGCCTGCGCCGGCCTGACCGGCTGGATATCCCGGTCTACATCCGCGCCACCTGCAACCCGGACGGTCCTGGCGCACGCTGGATTGCGAAGCGCTGGGGGATCAGCGCCGATGGCGCGTCCTGCCGCCGCACGATGCAGGTGAAGGGCAAGGAGTTCCGGCTGCGGTTCATCGCCGCTCGGCTGCACGATAACCCGCATCTGACCGATACCGGCTATCGCGAGCGGCTCATGCTGCTGCCCGACCATCTGCGCAAGGCGCTGCTCGACGGGCGCTGGGACGAGCCGATCATCGACGGCGCGATCTACAACGACGAACTCGTCAAGGCGCGCGAGCAAGGCCGCATCACCAGCGTGCCGTATGATCCGGTCGCGCGGGTGGATACGTGGTGGGATCTCGGCGTCGCCGACAGCACGGCGATCTGGTTCACCCAGGACGTCGGGCGCGAGTTGCGGGTGATCGATTACTACGAAGCGCAGGGCGAAGGCTTGCCGCACTATGCCGCCGTGCTGGACAAGCGCGGCTACCTCTACGGCCGCCACACAGCCCCGCACGACATTGAGGTGCGCGAACTGGGTTCCGGCCGCTCGCGGGTGGAAACCGCCGCCTCGCTCGGCATCCGCTTCGAGACCGCGCCCAACATCGGCGTCGACGACGGGATCCACGCAACCCGCATGCTGATGGCGCGGATGTGGTTCGACGAGCGGAAATGCGCCGCCGGGCTGGAGGCGCTGAAGCACTACCAGCGCGAGCGGAACAAGCGGCTGGCCGAGTGGAAGTCAACGCCGCTGCACAACTGGGCCAGCCACGGTGCGGACGCGCTGCGCACCCTGGGCGTGGCGCACAAGGCGGCGCGTCCGGTCGTGCGGTCTGGGCGTGAGGTGCGCACGGTGCAGGCCAGCGGCGAAGCCTCGAACGCATGGTTAGGCGCATGAACGCCGCCGAGATCATCAGTGCGAACCCGCACTTTGCGTGGCGGCAGGCCCGCATCGGCGAGGTCGAGGGGCTGATCGGAACGGCGCCGGACGGTGCGGAGCAATGGGTGATCTGGCTGGGCGACCGTCACGTGTCCGGTCCGATGCCGTGGAGCCGCGAAGCGATCCAGGCGGGGCTGCTCAACCTGCATGCGGCGCGGATGGGCGACGATCCGCCCTGATCCGCGCGTTTTCTTGCGACGCGCCAATGGGTCTGTTACGTCTGTATGCGGAACCCTTCGAAAGACCCTGCGATGGCGCTCGCTGCCCTGGTCCAGTCACCAACCGGTCCGACACTGGCCCAGGCGCAGCGGGTGCTGTGGCCGAAATACGAGTCGCACAAGGTTGTCGCCGCCGCCGTGATCAGCGAGATCGTGCGCGGTCCCGACGACCGCATCACCCTGATGGTCAAGCCTGAGCCGGACAGTGCCATCGAACCGTTCTGGCCCACCGTGCCCGCGATGGCGGATAGAGCCGAGATCGGCGGCTACGCTGTCATTTACGAGGATGGTTTCTGTTCCGTGTCGCCGGGAGCGTTGTTCACCAACGGCTACAGGCGGATCGATCCGACGCCCGAACCCCCGCAATCACCGCCGCCCAAGCTACCAACCCCAGCCGGAGACTGACGCCCATGAAGTCAAAACATCCCTCCAAGGCCAAAGGCAAGGGCATGAAAGGACCGATGCCGAAGATGCCCATGCCCGGCAAGATGATGAAGGGCGAGCCGTCGGCGGACAAAATGATGGCCGACAAGATGCCCATGATGGGCAAGCACAAAGAGCGGATGTGAGATGCGCAAACCCGGAAAGACGAAGCCAGGCAAAGGCACGATGGAGCGCAAGCAGGCGCAGAAGGGCGGATCTGGGATCAACACCCCGGTCAAGCACGAGAAGGTGGCACAGGTGGAGATGCCGCAGCGCTACGGCCTGCCCACGCAGAAGCAGAAGATGTGACGGTGCGTGCGGATCGAGCGGTGCAACTCGTGGTGCGATTACCGCTCTAGGACGGGCGGCACGGCCTCGCTCGTTTGCGTCTACTGCGGCTGGCCGAGAGAGGACCCGACTGCGATGGCGACGCTTCGCCTTTACGACATCCACATCGACGATTACCGCGATGCCACGCAGGTCGATCTCGACCAGTTGCAGGAGGTGGCGAACGCCTATGCGCTGTTGCGCAGCCGACTGGCCGAGGATCACGCGGCGCTGCAAGAGCGGCTGCGGGCGATCCGCTCCAAGGCGGGGGTGCCAAATTGAGCAAGCCCGATGGCACAACCAGGACCCAGACAGGTTTGTCGATGAACAATGCTGGTTCGGTGGATCTGAACGAGAGTGTGGCGAATCCTAATCCTAATGCGCCGACCTATCCGTTTACCGCCGAACTGGTCGATGGAGAGGCTGACGTGTCTTTGGCAATTCGCATCGAAGAAGACCAGCCGTATGACACGGTCACCATCGAGATGTGTAGTTTTGACGACAAGAACGAAGAGACCGGCAGAACCTTTCACACGACCATGCAAATAATCCTGTCATTCGATCAGATAAAGGCGGTCCGGCATTTCCTTTCCTATCTGATCGACGCTCGCGAATTGATTGTGCCGACATGAGCGGCGCCGATGCCTTCGTGATTCACCGCTTGCGTGCCAAACCGGTGGAATACACCGTCAAGATCCGCCACTTCGTCGCGGCGGGCGAATGGGTGATGGGCGTGTCTGTGCATGACGTGTCCGAACCCGACGAGGTGCAGCGCGAGCGTGTCGCCGAGGACCTGCGGTTTGCCGCTGACCTGCTCGAAACCGGCGAATGGAGCGTCGATCATGGCTGAACCGACCTGCATGCGCGAACGTCGCGAAGCCGGGCTGCCCTATCCACGCACGTGCCAGCGCTGCGGGCTGTTCGGCGTGTGCTACCTCGATACCGTGCTGCCGCGCGTCAAGGCCGCGCCTGCCGGTGCACCAGCGCCGAAACCCAGCCTGTTGCGGGTGCCGACGCATTTCCATTCCGTCGCCGAGGTGCTGGGCGCGGCGGCACAGATGGACCTGCCGAACCTGCTGCTGCTGTCCGAGCGGGACGACGGTTCGCTTGTGTTCCTGGACTCGGGGCTGACCATGGCCGAGTGCAACTGGATGCTCGACAAGCTAAAGGCGCTGATGCTGGCACCGCAGCAGCCGACGCACCCCGAAACGAGGCCCGATACTGGCGGTGCGGCATGAGGCATGATGTCGAGATCAAGCTGACGGTGGCGAGCGAACCGCGCATGGTGGTCGCCACCCAGACGTTCGATGCCGATGAACCCATGGTGGACATGATCACCGAGTTCCTGGCCGAGTTTGGGATGGCCGACTGCGGCGAGCAGATCATCACCATCAAGATCACCAGCGTGCCGTGACCATGCGCCCAAGCTGCGCCTGGGAGTGCTTGGCGACCGGAAACGTGGTCACCCGACCAGCCTGCGAGCGTTGCGGCGCCGGACCCTGCCACAACGGCCATGACAGCGCCGCCATGACGCAGAACGGCCCAGCCGAAGCCGGGCCGTTCGCGGCGGCCGTACACCCCACCCAATCGGCTAAGTCCGGGATTGGGACCGGGCTGCTTTCGCACGCGGGATGGCGCCCGCACAGCGCGGGGAGGATAGCACGCCATGATGTCGTCGGATAAGCCGCCAACAACGGCAACGCAGCCAAGCCGCGAGTTCACGTTGTTCGGCAGGTTCTTTGCCTTGACCCTAGAACTCGGCCTGCTGCACCGCGACGCGAAGCTGCTGGCCGCGTTCGTGATGGGCATCACGCCCGACCAGAACACCCAGACCGAGACGGAGATCGAGGCGACCGTCGGGGAAGTTCACGCCGCCGCCCGGCGTGTGCTGGCGAAACAGCGATGACCGACGCCGCGCGGGTTCGCATCAGCAAGGTCACGTCCAAGGCCGGTGGGGCTTCGATCAGCATCCTCACACCGCCGCCCGAACCCGACGACACCAATTTCATTCCGACCCTGCTGTGGCTGATCAATCAGGCCCGCGCGGGCAAGGTGATGGGCTATGCCATCCTCGCCACGATCGCCACCGAAGGCGGCAACCGCCAGAAGTGCATTGAGGCGTCCAAAGCGTGGTCGGACGGCGAGGAACATCACGTGCTGGGGCTGATGACGCGGATGCAGCAAAGCTATTCCAAGCGCACGTGGCCGGACGACGAGTGACAGATGCCGAGGATGCGGGCGTTCCAGCAGGTGCAGTTCTACGATCCGTCCACCGACGCGCAGAGCGTGCGCATCTCGGGCTTCTCCGGGCGCGGCGAATTCTGGTGCAAGCGGATCATTCCGACGTCCGGGGCCAAGCGGCGGGCGATGTTGCGCGATGCCCTCGATCTTATCGAACAAGCCATTGAGCGGGATCTACTACCCGGCGAAGTCGTTATCGGCGAGTAAGACGATAAGGCTGGAAAGGCCGGGAATTGAGTTGCCAGCCTTTCCGGCCTTCATCCTAAGCGGCGGAAGACCGCAAACCGCCGCTTAATCGTTTCATCGCAAACAGGAAATCCAGGTTTGCCATGCAAGTTACGTTTGGAACAAACACATACAGCCAGTCTCGATGTTTGCGAGTTGACGGAATGGTGAAGTTGACGTTTCCCATTTCGGCGAGCAGTCTGCCCGCTCACGAACGCATCAGGTGGCGAACCACCAGGATCGACCAAGAACGCGCATCGTGCGACTTTCTCAGCATCAGCGACTGAAGGCGAGACCGATGAGGCTCTATTCATGCCCATGCTGCGAGGCGAAAACACCGGCACGCACCACTCCGGTAAGTGACAGCGATTGTGCACGCGGGTACATGTTCATGCGGGCACGCGGCTGGACAGCCGAACGGCTCCTGGCGGAGCGGTTCGAAGACATTGACGGGATGTCGCCGTCCATGACGGCGTGGCTGGTCAAACAGGCAGCGGAGGAACTCAAACAATGATATCGCCAAGCAATTCCGACATCGGACGGCGGGTGATCTACTCCAATTTCGGCAAAGAAGAAGTGGGCGAGATCGTCTCGATCAACGACGGCTACGTGTTCGTGCGATACGACAGCCATGGCGAGACGCCCATGGCCACGGCGCGGGAAAACCTCACCTGGGCCAGCCTGAAATGAAGCCGCCGCACGCGCTTTTCGCCACGTGGCGGGCGCCGCCGGCCGGACCGATCAGCATTGAGCGATTGCGCGAGGCGCGGGACAAGGTTGACGGCATCACCGACCAGATCCTCAATTTGAACAGCGAATATCTTGGCATCGACGAGCAGGCGCGGCACGCCATGGCGCAAGCGGCGTCGCTGCTGCTGACTGCATCGGCCGCGCTGCATGGCCAGATACTGTTGACCGAGATCAGGTCGACGAGCACTTGAGCCGTATCGAGGTATTCTGGTCTTCGTTCCGCCAGCCGGCGTCGGTCGAATGGCAAGAGCGGATGTGGATACGCGGCGCGGTGGCGCTGGCCTATGAGCGATACGGCGAAAAGGCCGCGATGGATGCGCTGGCGGCCATCCTGACCAAGAAATTCGGCTTCGAGCCGGATCCGCGCAATCCGTGGAACTGGTTCCCAGCAAGGCAGAGGCGGACTCTGGACACATGAGCAGACAGCAGAATTGGGTCATCGCATACAAGAAGCTGGGCGATGCGGCACGCGCGATCAGCGACAGCCAGCCGTTATGCGCGGACACGTCGACCCAGTTGGTGTTCGACATGAACGAAGCGCTCGATCTGGTGTCGCGGGTGCGAGCGTCGCTTTCGCGGCAAATCCACCGGATGGACCAGGGGTTGATCGAGGACCCGGAGTTTCCGTCGCATGGATGAAGAAAAAGCGGCGCGATACGAAATCCTCAAGGCGTGCAACGAGGCGGGCAAATTCGCCGTTGCCATGGGATGCTCGATGCCGGACGAGCAGCAGCAGGCGTTCGAGGCGATGCAGGTGGAAGGCTGGATCAGCCTGATCGACGTCTCGCCACTATGGATCGATGATCGTCCGGGGCTTTACCGGATTTTCCTGGCCAGCAAGGATGCAATGACATGGTTTCGCCAACAGGGGTGATCAGCTTGGCCGAGTTGAAGGCGATGCACCTCCGCCTGAATGAAATCTTCGGCGAACTGATCAATCTTGGCCGCTCGATGCAAGGCGGGCAATCGGACACGGTTTTCGCGATGGGCTTGGCGGCCGGTTCCGTTTCGCGGGCCAAAGCGCTGGTTGGGCGCGACATTGACGACACCGCCAGCGAGGCAAAATGAGCGACCCGGCCGCGCGGCGGCGGCTGCGCATGCTGTACCGCAAGATCCCAAGTTCAGGCCCTTGTCTTGCGGGCTGCATCGATTGCTGCGGGCCGGTGGCGTGGTCTTTCGAGGAATTCGAACGGGTTCGCCACGACCTTCCGCTGCACGCCGAATGGGTCACGATCAGAGGCGCGTCCGCGCTGCTTGATCCGACCACGATGCGCTGCCCGTTCGCCTCCGTCGAGCACGGCTGCAAGGTCTACGAGCGACGGCCGTTCATCTGCCGGATGTACGCCTCGGTTGAAGATACGCGCATGCGCTGCCCGCACGGCTGCAACGCCAAGCGGCCGCTGGAGATCGCCAACGCGGTGCGGCTGACGAGAAGCTATCAAAGAGAACCAACCGCACCGCAGGGAGAACAACATGGGTGAGACGTATCTGGTCTGGTCAATGGAACATTGCGGCTGGTGGCACTGCCAGGGGCACGGCTACACCGCGAAGCTGTCCGAGGCGCGGGGGTTTTCGCGGGCGGATGCGCTCAAAGTCTGCACCGAAGCGATCCCCGGACAGGCTGCCAGGCACGGTTATCTGCCCGAGTTGCCGGTTGCCTGCGAGGACATTGAGAACATGCAGCAGGTCTACCACACCGACTTTCCCTCCTTGCCGACGGAGTGCTGGGAATGACCGGCGATATGCCCGTCGAAAGGCTTTTCACCTTCTACATGCTGGATCAGAACAACAACGTCGTCCCCGCGACGATGATGGAATACGCCACGTGGATGCAAGAGAACGACCGGACGATAGCGTTCAAGGAAGAAGACGGCGTGATCGTATCGACGGTTTTCCTAGGCGTGGACATGGGGATCATGCACGGCTTCGACTCCGACCCTGTCGTGTTCGAAACCATGGTGTTCTGCGACCCGCGATCGCCGCTGTGGAAGAAATACGACCGGATCAGCGTGCGCTACCGGTCATACGAAAACGCGATCAAGGGCCACAACAGCGTTCTTGAGACGCTGCGCCGCGCACAACAGGAAGGCGCTTAGATGACCGCGATTGCCGTGATGGTGCTGATCGAAACGGACGACCCGACGCTGCAACCTGGAAACCTCGACACCACCACGGCGCAAGCGGTTGCCAGACTGCGCCAGAAGATTATCAACGCGCTGCCGGACCTGCGGCGCGTTGTCTGCGTCATGGACGAGGAACAGGCGAGGGTGATGATGCTGGCGCACAACATGGCGATGCTCAAAAGCGGGGCGACGGTGCTGTGGCCACCGGTCACCTATGTTCCGCCGACCATGGATTGAGAGGTGATCATGGCAGAAGAATTCTCCCGCGAGATCAGTTACCTGCTGTTTCTGCAAGCCTGCGGCTATCTCGACATCAAGCCGATCGGGCGCACGCACTGGGCGGGCATCCAGGCGAAGATGTACACCCATGCCGTTGTCACCGGCCAGATGGGCGATACGACCGGCATCGCCGATTGCTGGTGCTACCGAAGCTACGCCGACGCCAAGGCCGCGCTGGACGGCTGGAACGGCCAGGGCGAGCCGACAGGCTGGATACGCCATCCGCCCAGCGGGCGGCGTGTCAGCCAGTCCGAGGACGAGATCGACGCGGAGGGTGCCAAGGTGGGCGGCGTCGGCGTGCTCTATGTGAGGGGATGACAATGATGCAGAAGCCTGACGCCAAGGCCGCCTCCAAGCCGCACGGCATGCGCATCGAGAAGCTGTATTGCTGGGTGCTGAACGACCCGCAGGACGGCGGCGAGGCCATCCCGGCATATCTTGCGCGGAATGGCACCTGGATGCCGCTGATGGGTGCTGACCGGGAGCGGATGGAGTCCCTGCGCCCGAACGCGCAACAGATCGCCGACGAACTCAGTGTGACGATACGGCTGAAAGTGTTCGGCAACGGGGTGGAGATCGATTGCATCGCTCCAGTGGCGAAGCGTGATTGAACTGCCCAAGATCATGCGCACGATGGAGCGCGACGCGCGGGGGTTTCCGATCCCGTTCATCGTCATGCGCGACAAGACCGGCTTTGCCCATTTCAACATCAACGATTCGCGCCGCGTCGAGACCGCGCTGGCCAAGCGGCTTTGCTCGATATGCGGCAAGCGGCTGGAAAAGCTGGTCTGGTTTGTCGGCGGCACGCTCTGCTTTACCAGCGACCGCGCCGCCTTCCTCGACCCGCCGATGCACCAGGAATGTGCCGAATTTGCCCTCGCGGTGTGCCCGTTCCTGGCCGCGCCGCGCTACACACGCAGCATCGGCCAGCGGCGGGTGAACCGCGAGCTGATGCCGGGCAACATGGCGCTGAATAACGTGGCCTATAATGGGCCGATGCGTCCCGAATGGTTCGCCATGGGCGGCTGCTTCGCGTTCAAGCGGGTTCGTCCCGACCGGGCCAACATCGGGCACAGCATTTTTGTGCCGCTCGACTGGCAGATGGTGGAGTTCTGGCGGCACGGCAATCCGACCAACGCGCCGGAGCGGGCGGAGATTGAGCATCTGGAAAGGCTGGCGGCATGAGCGTGACTTGCATGCATTGCGATGAGCCGATCGCCGAAGAAGAAGTCGCCTGGGTGGCGACGCAGTCGCCGGGTGAAATGCCGACGCTGCGCGGCATGCACCGGGATTGCCAGATCCGACTGGTGATCGGCGGGCTTAATCATCTGATGGGCACCTGTCTGTGTCATGGCGGCAGCGACCCGCCCGACCCGCCGTTTCTGAGCCGGCGCGAGGCGGCCACGGCGGCGGTGCTGTATTATCGCTGGCGTGATGCAGAGGCCAAGCGAGGCGCGAAGGAAACCGGGACATGATTCTGGCGATCATCGAAACCGTGCACATCATCATCGCGATGGCCAATATCGCGCTGGTGTTGCTGTTGTGGCGCAAGGTGCGCGAGGGCAACCAGTGCGTTGCTCTGTTGCAGGCGATTTGCCTCAATGCGTTTCTGGCGCGGGACTGGCCCGTTCGATTGAACCGTTCGGTGGGGTTTCTGCGCAGTATCGACATGCCGAGTGAAGCGGAGATTTGGGAAATGTATGAACGCATCGGTTCAAACGACCGGGAACCATGACACGGCGGGATTTGCGCCGCAGCACGGCGCTGGCCAGCGGCAAGGTCGACCCCGATCAGCAGCCGATGGCGGTGCTGGATATCCGTTCGCTGCCGCAAATCGACGCCGAGGCGCTGCCCGGCCTGCCGTTGGGCATGGTGGCGTATCTGCGCGGCGGCGATCCGCCGATGATCCTGCTGTATGACCCGGTCGCAGACATGCACGTAGCGGTGCCGCTGGCATTGCGGCATGACCTGACACCCTATCTGGCGGCGCTGCGCGAGGCGCAGGCGCGTCAGGCGATGGGCGAGGCGCCCGAGGCGCAGGGATACAGGATCGAGGTTGGCCGATGACCCGAACATTCGCAGTCACCCGCATCGAAGCGGCGGCGGACGCCATCGGGGCGTTTCTGGACAGCAAAACCGCACCGAAACCGGGCGACGATTTTGACACGACGTTGGCGCGTGTCGCGCTGGCAGCGGCCGATGCGGTTGATCCGCTGCGCTATCCGGCCAAGGAACTGGATGGCAGCGTGCCGCTGATGCTGTATTTCGGCAGCCGCGCGGACGCCGATGATTTTGCCGAAAAGGCCGTCGCGTCGATGAAAGATCCGGTGGAAATCATCGTTTGAGCACCGAAGAAGCCGACAGCGACGAAACCGCATGGCGGATCGTCTTCCACGAAGAGGGTTCAACACCCGACCAGCACATGACGGTGCTCGCCAAAGGCATGATCGACGACGGCCAGCTTGAAGCCCTCGAAGGCTTCATTCTGCGCCAGCGTGAACGCATCGATGCGCGGCAAAAGGACGAAAACGCCGCCGTGATTGCTACCGATACGACGACAATGCTACCGTAGGCGGACCGCACCGGCGCGGGGCTTGCCGGGTACCCAACGCTATTATCACCGCGCAACGCGCGGAGGGGTGCCCGCGCATGAGGCCGAAGCCGCTTACAGGCATATCGTTCAAACTGGCCGACCGGAACGGCACCTATCTCGGCGTGCTGATCGTGCCCGAATGGGTGGCGCGGCAACTGAACCCGCCGAATAGCGACCGCATCCATGACTACGTGACGGTGCGCATGCTGATCCGCGAAGTCCGGGCGTTTCCCACTGCTGACGATAACAAACGCGCAGAAATGGCGGGCTGTTTCACCATCTACCCGTCGATGGCGCTGGATGGCGCGATTGAGGTCAGCGGCATCAATATCGGCGCGCTCTCGTCGCAGACCGGCTTTGCCTTCCTGCCTGGCGCGGCCTATCTCGCCGACGTGCGACTGGCGCCGGGCTGATGCCGCAGGACACCACCCGGCCGAAAGACGACGGGCGCATCCGCATGCCGCCCACCGACAGCGCGATGAACAAGATCAGCCCGCCGTTCAAGATGGACGACAAGGGCACCATGCTGGGCGGTCCGCGTGGCGACAAGAAAAAGCAGCAGAAGCTGCTGGAACGGGTGCGCAAGCGGATGGACCGCGCCATCGCGGCCGAGTCCGACAACCGCAAAGCCGGGATGGATGACCGCTCGTTTGTCGCCGGTAACCAGTGGCCGTCCGAAGTGGTGGCACAGCGCAACCTCGACAAGCGACCGTGCCTCACCTTCAACAAGTTCCCCACCCTGATCAGCCAGATCACCAACGCGCAACGCCAGTCCAGGCCCTCGATCAACATCAGCCCGACCGGCGAGCGCGGCGATGCCGAGGTGGCGAAGATGTACCGGGGCATGATCCGGTTCATTGAACGCGATTGCGGAGCCAATGCGCCAAACGGACCCTATGACACCGGGTTTGCCGATTCCGTCACGATGGGCTGGGGGTATTGGCGGGTGCTGACGGAATGGGAGGCGCCGGACAGCTTCAACCTCGTGCTCGTGGTCAAGCGCATCCGCAACCCGTTCACCGTTTATCTCGATCCGTCACACCAGGAGATCGACGGTTCTGACGCGAAATGGGGTTTCGTGTCGGAATTGCTGCCGCGCGAAGAATTCAAGGAGAAATGGCCGAAAGCCGACCAGATGCCTTTCACCCAGGCCGGTCTGGGCGAGACGATGAAGCAGTGGATCACCACCGACGAAATCCGCATCGCCGAGTATTTCGAGATCGAATACCAGACCAGGACGCTGATCGAACTCAGCAACGGCCATACCGGCTGGGAAGACGAACTCGACGAGATCACCGATGGCTACATCAAGCGCGGCAAGCTGTGGGTGACGGACGAGCGCGAGGCGCGGATCCCGCAGGTGATGTGGTACAAGGTCACCGCCAATGACGTGCTGATGGAACGGGAATGGCTGGGCAGCACCATCCCGATCGTCAAGGTGACCGGCCGGGAACTCGACATCGAGGGGCGGCCGAAGCTGAAAGGCATCGTGCGCGACGCCAAGGACGCGCAGCGCATGATCAATTACTGGGATACCAGCAAGACCGAGATGGTCGCGCTGGCGCCGAAATCGCCCTACATCGGCGAGGAAGGCCAGTTCGAGGGCCACGAAGACGAGTGGAAGATGTCGAACATCCGTTCGACGCCCTATTTGTCCTACAAGGGCACCTCGGTGAACGGCACGCCCGCCCCGCCGCCGCAACGTGTCGCCTTTGCTGGCGTCCCGGCGGGCATCGTCGAGGCCAGCCAGTCCGCGCAGCAGCATCTGATGGGAATAACCGGCGTCCGGTTCGATAGCACGCTGGCCGAACGGACGATGGACGAAAGCGGCAAAGCGCTGCGGGAACTGCGCCAGTCCGGTGATATCGGCGCGTTTGACTTCATCGACAACCTCACCCAGTCGCTGCGACGTACTGGCGAGATCATGCTGGAACTGATCCCGAAGATTTACAGCGAATCCCGCATCATCACGATCCTTCGCGAAGACGACAAAGAAGAGCAGGTCAAGATCGACCCCGCGCAGCCGAAGCCGATGGGCGAAATGCGCAAGCCCGACGGCAAGATGATGCGGGTGTTCAACCCGGTCATGGGCAAGTACGGCGTCACGGTCACGATCGGGCCGAACTTCGCCACCAAGCGGGTGGAAGCGGGCGAGAACATGATCGCCTTCGCCAAGGCGCTGCCGCAGACCGCCGCGCTGATCGCCGATCTGATCGCCAAGAACATGGACTGGCCGGGCGCGGAAGAGATCGCCACACGGCTGGCCAAGACCCTGCCGCCCAACCTGCTGGTGCCCGACCAGAAGGACCTCTCGCCGCAGGTGCAGGCGCTGCTGGCGTCGATGGACGGCCAGATCAAGCAGCTTACCCAGCAGCTACAGCAGGCGATGGCGGCGCTGACCGACAAGAACCAGGACCGGGCGCTGGCGGCCGACAAATTCAACAAGGATTACGAGGCCAAGCTGCTGAAGATCGTGGCCGACGTCGAGACCAAGATGGCGGCGACGGAAGAGAAGGCGAAGGCCAATTTCAACACCCATATCGGCGCGCAAATCCGCGAAATGGGTGCGGATACCGCCGCGCTGATGCAGGCTTTGGAAAACCCGCCAGCCGCCGCCGAGGGTGGCGCCCCAGCGGCGGCGACGGGCGGCGACGGTTCGAACCCGGCTTCCGCTGACGAAGCCACGCCACCGGCGCAAGCCCTCTCACATCTGCGGGAAGGCCGCAACACCACGTTCGCGAACGGGCAGACCTGGACCCTCTCGAACGGCCAGCCGGTGCGGGTGAAGACATGAGCGGTGCGATGAACCCGTCCGATCCGTGGCGGCCGGTGCATCATGCGGATGCCTGGACCCCGAAACTGGTGTCCGACAACACCAAGCCCGCCAAGGCCAAGCCGAAACCGGCCGATACGGCGCCTGAGACGGGGCCACAGGCCAAGCAGGACGGCGAACCAAAGCCTGGGCGCACCTCGGCCGCGATCACCGTCAGCACCCCTCTGGATGTCACCATGGCGCTGCCCGACGGGCTGGCGGACGACATCATCACCTTGGTCGAGGCGCAGCGCGATCTTGCCGATCAGGTGGCAACGCTGGTCGACAAGCTGAACAAGTGGACCGCCGATGTGCAGAGCGCGATGCAGGCGGCGCAGCAGCCGGTCATCGAGACCATGCAATCGACCTTGCAGCAGGTGATGGCCGGGCAGCAGGCGCTGGCCGCACAGGTCAAGCAACTCGCCGATGCGCAACCGGCGCTGACCTCGGGCATCGCCTCGTGGTCGCACAGCATCGAGGCCGCCATCCGGGCGCCACGGCGCGTGGCACTTGAGCGCGGCCAGGACGGTCTGGCGACCGGGGCCGTTTCCAGCGTCGTGTCCACCCCCACCCCACCCCCCGAAGCAAGGACAAGCCCGTGAGCGTTTTTGCCACCGAGATCAACATCTACGGCTCCGCCAACATGCCTGAAACCGACGGCGTGACCGTCGGCGGCGCGGTGGACCTGACCAAGATCATCACCTTCAGCGACATGGCGGCGACCGGCACGATCGATTTCCTGTCCTCGTCCTCCTCTGACACCGCCACCAAGATCCAGGTGGCCGGGCGCGACGCCTCGGGCATCTTGCAAACCCCGGCCGCCGTCACCCTGAACGGGCAGGTCAAGATCAACGGCAGCCAGTCGTTTCAGCGCCTGCTGTTCGGCGCGATCTCGGGTGCCAGTGCCAACGGCCCGCTGGCCAACCCCGGCGGGACCGCAGCGGTGGGCGATGTGGCGGCGATGGCGCACACCCTGACCATCAGCGGCCACACTTGCCAGGCTGGCAGTGCGAACCATTCCGGCGTGACGCCTCCGACCATCAAGCTGCAATCGGGCGACGGGGCCAGCATCACGCTGGGCATGATCATCCACCTGACCGGCGGCACCGGTTCGGGCCAGATCAGACAGGCGTGCAGCACCTCTGGCACCGGCTCGGGGCAGTATGGCACCGACATCATCGCGGTGAACCGCGACTGGGGCACCGTGCCGGACGCGACCACGACCTATGAGGTGGCGACGGGCATGCTGTTCCCGATCCTGCCCAACCCGGTCACAGCGGTCATCCGGCCGTTTTCCACCGTGGCGTCGGACGTGGTGGGCGGTTCGACCCGGCTCTACTACGAAAAGGCGTTCGTCCTGAACACGGACGGCACTACCGCGCTGACCTCGCAGACCCTGATCAAGCAGATTGACCCGTCGGGGCTGTATTCGGGTGGCGGTGCGTTCGATATCGCCCCGTGCACGGCGCTAAATGACACCAACACCACCACCAACCGCCAGACCGCGCCCAGCACCGGCGTTGGCTCATATTCGTCCGGTGCGGCGCCGCAGACCGTAACGCCGCCGGCGCAGACCGCCGCGTCGAACTCTGCCGCGCAGGCGCAAGGCTTCTGGATGCGGGAAACCCTGCCGCCGGCGCTGGCGCCGACCAACACCTTCTTCGACCTGCGGAGTTTCGGCACCTCGACCTGACCTAGCGGGCAAAAAGCGGGAGTAGCGCCTTGGCCCTGACCTATGTTGACCGGGCGCGGATGAGCACCGCGACCACCGGTACCGGTACCATCACGCTAGGTTCGGCGGCGACGGCGTATCAGACCTTTGCCGCAGCGGGTGTGAGCAACGGCAACACGGTCGAGTATCTGATCGAGGACGGCAACGCCTGGGAGATCGGCGTCGGCACGTATAACTCGACCGGTCCGACGCTGGCGCGGAGCCTGCGGTCTTCGTCCACCGGCTCGCTGATCAGCCTGTCGGGGAACGGCATCGTGACGGTGGTGTTCACCGCGCTGACGCAGACCGAGACCTTGGCCTCCCCTCCGGCGATCGGCGGCACGGCGGCGAACAGCGGCGCGTTCACCACGCTCGCAACGTCGGGCCAGTACACGGCCAGCGCCAACATCGTGATGAACGGGACCAACCCGCAGCTTTACATCGGCTCCACCGGCGCCAACCAATCGATCCTCAATATCGGCGCCGCCGCCGGGCAATACCGGCTCATCTATTTCAACAGCGGGTTCCTGGCTCGCTGGTCGATTGCCACCAGCGGCGAGGCCGAAAGCGGATCGAACGCGGGCAGCAATCTAGCCATCGACTCGTATTCCGATGCGGGCGGCTTTCTCGCTGCTGTGCTTTCGATCAACCGCGCCACCGGACTTGTGACCATCCCGGATCTCGGTTCGGCCTCGGCCGCCATCACCGGCGGCACGATCGACGGCACGATCATCGGCGGCAGCACGCCGGCGGCGGCGACGTTCAACTTCATCACCGTATCCTCGATCTCGGGCAGCGCGGGCACCATCGACGGCGTGGTGATCGGCGGGACGACGCCGGCGGCCGGTTCGTTCACCACCGTCACCGCCACATCGACGGTCAGCGGTGTCGGTCTGATCGCCACCACCAGCGGGATATCGATCGGCACGAATACGCAGACCGGCGCTTCGCTGAGTTTCAACACCGCAGCGGCCAACTACCGGCTTATGAATTTTTACTCAGGCGGGGTATCGCGCTGGCAAGTCGGTGTCGATAACTCGACCGAGTCCGGATCGAACGCGGGCGCCAATTTCTTCTTCAATTCGAACACCGACGCGGGCGGCTTTCTGGCGCAACCGCTGACGATCAACCGCGCCAGCGGTCTGGTGAGCCTGTCGAAAGGGGCGGCGATCACCGGCGGATCGATCAACAACGCCACGGTCGGCGCCACCACGCCATCGACCGGCGCGTTCACCACCCTGACCGCCAACAACACCGTCACCCTGGCGCCGGTCACCGCCAATGTCGGGCGCAACATCTTCCACAACCCCCTGTTCAACATCGCACAGCGAGGCACCGGACCGTTTACCACGGCGAGCGTCTACACCGCCGATCGGTGGATACTGTCGCTGGCCAATGACACCGACAGCATCACCGTCGCGTCGCTGACCGACACCGACCGGTCCGGGATCGGCAATGAGTATGCCGAAAACGCCTTGCAATGCGTGGTGGCAGGGGTGAGCACCGGCCTGACGCAGATCCTGCAATACACCGAGGACGTGCGCCGGACCGCCAACAAGACCGTTGTGCTAAGTTTCTGGGCCAAAGGTTCGGTGGCGCTGAACGTCGGCGGCTACATGAGCCAGAATTTCGGCAGCGGCGGTTCACCGTCGGCGTCCGTGTCGTTCGGCACGCAAAGTGTGGCGATCACGACAAGCTGGGCGCGCTACAGCATGACGTTCACCGTGCCCTCGACCTCGGGCAAGACGTTGGGAACCACGGCCAACACGAGCAGTCTTCTAGTCGCCCTGGGTCTTTCGGCGGGTGCCGCAGCCAGTCCGACCTTGGGTGTCGGGGTGCAGTCCGGCACCTTCACCTTCTGGGGCATGCAACTCGAAGTCGGCCCTGTCGCGTCGCCGCTTGAGACCAAGGAAATCGGCCGCGATCTGGTGCTTTGCCAGCGTTTCTATCAGGTCTTTTCGACGTTGCAGGTCTACACCAGCTATGGCCTCGCTGCGGGCGCGGCGATCCAGGATTTCATCTTCCCCGTGACGATGCGCGTGGCCCCGACAGGCACGTTAAGCGGCGCCAGCTACGGCAACGCTTCGGCCGCGACGGTGAACGCAACAACCGTCAGCGAAGCCCGCATCCAGATCAGCATCACCGGAGTCGGCGCAGCGTTTGGCTCGTTTACCGCAGCCTTCAGCGCCGATTTCTGATCGGTAGGGCCTGATGTACGGCTCATCCGCCTATTCCAGCACCGCCTACGCCGCCGGGCGCACACAGTTCCTGGTGCAGATTGACGGCTTTGCGCCCGCCGAGTGGCTGGAAAGCCTGCGCCGTGACATTGCCGTTCCCGACGAGGCGCTGGTTGGCGTTCGCACCGACGCCAACAGTCCCGACTCGATCTCCGGTTCGCCGCAAACCACCGGGCTGATATCGGCGGAAAGCCTCGCCAGTGTGCGCGCCGATGCCAATGTGCCGCTGGAAAACCTTGAAGGGCTGCGCACCGACGGCAACCTGCCGGTGGAAAATTTCACCGGTTCGCGCACCGACGGCAATGTGCCCAGCGAACGGTCCGGCAGCCCGCGCGGCGACACCGCCATCCCGGACGAATGGTTCGGCAGTGCGCGCGGCGACAGCCAGATCCCCAACGAGCGGTTGGAAGGCGTCATCACCGACGCCAATGGGCCGGTCGAAGACCTCAGCGGCGTCGCCAGGGACAGCCAGATACCGGCCGAACGCAGTGCCGCGACCGCGAATGTGGGCCTGACGCCGGCAGAATCATCGGCCAACGAAGTCACCACCGGCGCCATTCCGGTGGAAAACCTGGGCGGCATTGTCCGCGACCGCACTCTGCCAGACGAAAGCCTCTCGGGTGTCATCACCACCGAGATCAGCCCGACAGAATGGTTGAGCACCGTGCTGCCGGTGCAAATCGACGCTTCGATCCCGATCGAATGGCTGGGCGTGTTCCCGACCGTGATGATCGACCAGTCGATGCCGACCGAATGGACGGCTTCGGTTGAAACCGACGCCAATGTGCCGCTGCAAACCTCGGTTGATCTGGTTCGCACCGACGCCACGCCACCGACCGAAACGGTCGCATCGCTGCAAACCGACGCGGCCCCGCGCGACGAAACGCTCGCCAACGTCAGCATAGACGACAAGATCATCAACCGTTGGCATGGGCAGCCCACCACCACCAGCGCCATTCCGGCGGAAAACGCATCGGCACTGGAATCGGACGCGCTGACGCCGAACGCCGTGCTTGGATCTCCAACCGCCGATGCCGCGATCGCAGCGGAAACGACGGCCAATGTCAGCATAGACGACAAGATCATCAACCGTTGGCACGGCCAGCCCGTCACGGATGCGGCGGTGCCGGCGGAGACGTCCTCGGCGGTGCACACCGAGACGCCGCCGCTCAACGAGTGGCTGGGCGCGCTGCCGGGCGATACAGCAATCCCAGCGGAAACGACGGCCAACGTCAGCATCGACGAAAAGATTATCAACCGCTGGCACGGCCAGCCGGTCACCACAACGGCGATCCCGGCGGAGTGGTTGATCTCCACCGCCACCACCGGTGCGATACCGACAGAACGGCTGGTTGGCGTCGCCACCGATCAAGCCCCGACGGCAGAATCGCAGGCCAACGAGCAGACCCACAACGCCAGCCCGGCGGAGACGACCGCCACGGTAGCCGCCGATGGCACGGCGCCGGCTGAGGCTGCGGCCGGTGTTATCGGCGACGAAGCCCCGCCGACGGAATGGACAAGTTCGGTCCTGGCGGTGCAGGTCGATACCAACATTCCGCTGGAATGGCTTGGCTCGACGCTCATGGTCCAGACCGACGCCTCGGCGCCGACGGAATGGACCGGCACGGTTGAAACCGACGCATCGGCGCCGACCGAGGCCATGGTTTCGGTTAGTCGCGACGGCAAAAGCCCGGCCGAAAGCCTGCAATCGGCGCAAACCGAGGGCACAAGCCCGGTCGAATCGCTGGTTGGCGTGCAGAGCGACGCCAGCGCGCCGGACGAAACCACAGGCACGGTCAGCACCGACACAACGAGCCCGGTTGACGCGCTGCAATGGGTGGCGGCGACGGGTGCGACGCCGGTGGAATCGCTGGCCGGGGTGGCGACCGACAGCGTCACGGCAAATGAAGACCTGATCTCGGTCGATACCGACAGCGCAAGCCCGGCCGAGGCGATGCCATCCGTGCAAGCCGTCGGCGCCAGCCCGGTCGAGTCGTTGGCCGGTGTGCAGCGTGACACGAGCGAACCAACGGAAGGGCTTGGATCAGTCCAAACCTACGCTTCAAGTCCAATCGAGTGGTCCAGCTTGGTCGCTGGCGATGCGGCGATACCGGCAGAAGCACAGGCCGCCGCCTCCACCGATCGGGGCGTGCCGGTTGAAAGCCTGACCGGCGTGATGGTCACGCAGAACGATCCAAACGAGTGGACGAGTTCTGTATCTGCGGTGCTGGTCGATCAATCGATCCCGGCCGAATGGACGGCATCGGTTGTCAATGACGGCCTATCGGTTGACGAAACCGCTTCTGCGGTTGTCACCGACGCCGCAATCCCGGACGAGCGCGGCGAAATAGAGGTCGTGTTCGGCGGAGCGAATGACCAGTGCATTGAGCCGCCGCCCGGTTATCGGCGGCTGCTGGACACCTCGAACGTTGACCTGGCAGCGCAAGAAGCGGCGCGGCTGCGCCAGTCGCGCATTGAAATCGGTCTGTTGCCGCAAGACGACGTGCCCGACCTGCCGGCACCGATCGCCGATATCCCGCCCGAACAGGCGATCATCTTCGTTGTTCCGCCGGTCATCGAGGTTGTCCCGTTCGCGGCGGATGCGATTGCGGCCGAGATCGCAGCGACGTTGCTGGATGCCATTCGCGCCGACGATGCGGCAACGATCGCGGCTGAGGCGGAGGCGGATGCGCTGAAAATGATGCGCCTGATCGCCGATGACGCTGATGTTTTGATGCTGCTTTCGGCGCTGATTTGACATCGCGGTGTCAGCGTGTGTTGGTAACTGATTGACGACACACGATCATATCAAATAAAAACCGAACGACGTGCCTGACCAACCGGCTGGTGACGTGCCGGGTGACCATCTCCGCCTGCCCTAGACGACCCCCAGGAGACGTTTGCCCGTGGCATCGATTGCCGTTTCGCGCCCACCTGACATCCTCATTCGCACAGCCCCGCCGCTGTCGGCGACGTCCGACTCCCCGTTGGCCGAGGTGGCAAAGCCACCGGTATCCGCATCCAACCATGCCGACGACAACGATGCCGGCATCCCGGCGGAAATGACGTTGCAGGAGAAGGCCGCAGCGGATGCGGCGCGATCGGTGGAAGCCGGTGCGGACCCAGAAACGACTGAGAAGCCTGCAAAACCGGCGAAAGCCGACAAGACCGCCAAGGCCGAACCAACTGAGCCGGAAGTCAAAGTTGAAGCCGCCGGCGAGGACGATGAAGTTGACGTTTCGGATCTTCCCCCAGGCACCCCGACATGGGCGGTGCGGGAGATATCGAAGGCACGCAAGGTCTCGCGCACCCAGGTTGCCGAAGCCGCCGCTGCCATCAAAGCCGCGACGGACGCTGCGGCGGCAGCGCGGGCGGAACTCGCGGCGTTGCGCGCGGCGGCGGAAAAGACCCCCGAACAAGCCAAGCCCCTCGAACCGGTTGTCGATGCCCGCCCGACCCGCGATGCGTTCGATGACCCCGATTCGTATGACACCGCGCTGACCGAATGGGCCGAACGCGAGGGCGTGCGCAAGGTTGCCGCCAAGCAGGAAGCCGAAGCGCAGGCCAAGGCGAAGGCCGACGCCGAAGCGGAAGCGGCGCGCCAAGCTGCGATCTGGACCGCGCGGCGTACGGCGGCGATCGAGAAATACCCCGATTACGAGAAGGTTGCCGAGGGCGATCATGTCGTCTCGATGCCGATGGCGTCTGCGATGATGGGCCTCGAAAACGGCACTGACGTTGCGATGTATCTGGGCCAGAACCCCGAAGAGAGTGCCAAGATTGCCGCGATGCCGAGCCCGGTGTTGCAGATGGTCGAGGTTTGCAAGCTGGCGGCACAGCTATCGGCGCCGAAGCCGCGCGCGACGCGCGCCAAGCCGATCGAGCCGATCGAGCGCAACACAGCACCCGCCGATACGTCCGAACGCGAGCCGTCGATGGATGAATGGGCGGCCAAGCGTAACCCCGAGATCATGAACGGCCGCAAACCGTTCTTCAACGTCACTGAGCGCGTTGCGGCGCGGCACTGAAAGGAAATACCGGCATGCTCACCGCATCCTCGTTTGGCACCACGCCCGCAGACAAACCTTCGCGTCCGGCGACCGACCTCGAAAGTCTGCACGACACCATCACCGCCAGTGCGCGAGACACGGCGGAAATCATCGCGTCGCTGGCGTCGCTGGTGATCAAGCTGCGGGGCAGCAGCCCGCCGCAAGACGACCGCAACGTGACATCGCTGCCGGAGCGCCCGCCAGCGGGCATCCTGGCGGAACTCCGGTCGGCGATTTTCACCGTCAACGAAGGCCACGAGGTTATCAAAAGCCTGATCGGCGATTTGGCAACGCATCTCTGACCCTGCGGCAAGCCTGACCGACCGGCCGGACAGCCGGGTGACCAAAGACCCCGACCGGCCGGACAGCCGGGTAGCCTGACCACCGACCACTGACCACCGAAGACTGAACCGCACCGGCGCGAATAAGCCGGGACCGCCACCGGAGCGCAGTCCGGGCAGGAACCCATCAGCATGACAACAATCATCTAGTCGCTCCGCGTGCGGGGCGCGCAGGAGTGTTACCGTGGCCTCAAACGCCCTACTCACGCCGGCCCTGATCACCAAGGAAACACTGGTGATCCTGGAGAACAACCTTGTCGCAGCCGGCAAGGTCAACCGTCAGTTCGAAAACCAGTTCGTCAAGATCGGCACCACGCTGACCGTGCGCAAGCCGAACCGGTTCAAGATCACCCTTGGCCCGGCTTTGCAGATCCAGGACATCAGCGAGCCGTCAACCTCGATCACCGTCTCCACCCAGGCGCATGTGGACTTCCAGTTCAGCAGCCAGGAACTGACGCTGACCATCGAGGAATACTCGGAGCGGTATTGCAAGCCCGCCGCCGCCACCATCGCCAACCAGATCGATATCTCGGTGCTGCAAAACTTCACCGCGATCTACAGCGAGGTTGGCACGCCTGGCACCCTGCCGAACTCGTTTGCCTCGCTCGCCGCCGTCGGCCAGCGGCTTGACGAGCAGGCCGCACCGCAGGACGGCCGCGTGCTGATCCTCAACCCCGCCGCCTACTGGTCGATCGCCAACGGGCTGTCCAACCTGTTCACCCGTTCGGTTGCCGAACCGGCACTGAAAGGCTTCCTGGCCGCGATCGCCAACTTCGAAATCTACGAAGACCAGAACATCCAAAGCCAGACCGTCGGCAACTATGCCGGCACCCCGACCGTCAACGGCGCTGGGCAGACCGGGGCATCGCTGGTCACGCAGGGCTGGTCGAACAGCATCGCCACCCTGCTGAACGTGGGCGACGTGTTCACCATCGCGGGGGTGTTCGCGATCAACCCGCAAAGTCGCCAGTCCACCGGCAGCTTGATGAACTTTGTCGTCACCACCACCGCTTCGTCTTCCGGCGGCGGCGCATCGACCCTGGCCATCAGCCCCGCGATCACCACCACCGGCGCCTATCAGAACGTTTCGAACTCCCCGGCGAACTCGGCTGCGATAACCGTTCTTGGAACGGCATCAACCACCTATTTCCAGAACATCGGGTTTACCCGCGATGCGTTCGGGTTAGTGTGTGTTCCCATGGAGTTACCGGGCGGCGTGGACTTCGCTGCACGTGAGATGTATCGCGCAATCAGCATGCGTATCGTTCGGGCTTTCGACATATTTAACGACGTTACTCCGTGCCGTATCGATGTGCTGTACGGCACCAGCACGTTTTATCCAGAACTCGCCGCCCGGCTGACCAACTAAGCCGGAAAAAGACGAAAAACCGGCCATAAAGCTCCGGTTTTTCGTTTCAAGTTTATATCAGACGACGGACCGGAACCGATGACGCCTCGCCAGATCAAACGCTTTCGAAAGCAATTCGCCGAACAGGTCGAGCAGGAACGCAACGGCGCGCCGATACCGCCCGAGATTGCCGCCCTGATGACCAAGCGGAAAGCGCCCGAGGTGCTGTATCAGCTTGTCGTCACGGTTGCCGAAACTGGTAAGTTGCTGCCGGTCGGACCGGCGATGATCAAAGACGCCTGCGGCCTGTGTGCGGCGGCCATCAATAAGCAGATCGCGTTGGGCCGCGAACGCACCTGGAAACACGTTGCCATCGTTCCACTCACCCCGATTGCGCCTTCAATTCACGGAGTAAACTGACATGGCTGGCCCCAACAACGAACCGGTTACCTCTGGCATCATCACCACCACCACCAACCAGCGGGCGCTGTCCGATGGCAACCCGATCGGCACCACGTTCGGCAACAGCCCGACCGACCTGATCAGCCATTACGGCGTGACCTGCGTTGTGCAGTTCACCCAGCCGGGTTCGCCCAACACCACCACCAGCGCGGCCGGCAGCACCACCAACGTGTTCACCAACACCACCTTTACCGGTGGCACCGGCACCACCGCCTATTCGGTGGGTGACATCGTCACCATGCTGAAGCAGCAGGGCCTGCTGGCGTAACGCAACGCCAATTTGGTGATGCTGTTGGACATCGACGGGGAATGTTACCTCTTTGCCAGCGGCAACAACGAGGGCGAGATGGACACGGTCGAGGCAGCGGCGCGGGCAATGTGCCTGTCGGAAGGTGAAGATCCCGACACCATGCTCGGGATGCAAAAGGCGCCGCTGTATGGACCGCGCGGCTATCTGGTCGCACTGCCGGCGGATCAGACATTTCCGGCTTGGGGTGTTTATGTGCCGCTGGCGAAAACCTGCCTCAACGCCGTGGCCGCACCCAGTCAGATGATGCTGACGGCAGGGGCAAAAGCGCTGCAATATTACTGCGACGCAACGCCGGACAAGCAGGCGGAAGCGGTGTGGCGCGCGATGCACGCCGTCATGCTGATCGAAAGGACATAACGATGCCGATGCTGCAACAGCACGCCGACACGATCATTCGCGATGCACCGCCGACACGCGAGCATAAGGAATATCCGAAATACATGACGCATCCGGCGTATCAGCCGGGGCGTGTGGGCGAGGAAGTGCGCTCACCGGCGGGTTTCAGCTACCACGTTGGCGGAACGCCCATTCGCTATCCGCCGATGCTGGTGCGCGATGCCGACCAGGAAGAGTATTACCGCAGCCAGGGCTATGTCACCCAGGGCAAGTCCGACCCGGCCGCGTTCGCTGCGGCGGTGCAGGCAATGCCGCCGCCGGACGAAAACTACCGGCCGAAGGAATACCCGAAATGGGTGGGCGATTTCCTGGTCAATAACCGCGAGGAAGAGGAAGCGGCGGCGCATAAGCGGCGGGTGCAGCTTGGCATCGAGCCGCCTGGGGAAGAGGACGCGCCGGAAATCACGCCGACAGACCCCGTCCCTGAAATCGCCCATGAGGCCCCGCCCGAACCCGCGCCGTCACCAGAGTCCAACCCGCCACCTGCGCCGCAAACCGCGCTGCTGGATGCCCGCATGACCGCGCTGGAAGCGGATATGAGCGAAATCAAGCTGATGTTCGTGCAGTTCATGGCGGCCAACCGGATGCACCCGCCTATGTTCGCCGCACCTGAAGCCATGCAGCAGGAACGCCAGGCCGCAGCAGAGGCGCCGGTGCCCGACGAAACCCTGCCGGAACCGGCCACACCCGCGAAACAGCGGGCGAAATCCGCGAAACCGCGCAAGCCGCAGAGCCGGCGATCACCGCGCGATACCCAGACCGCACGCGCGGCCAAACAGGTCGCCGCACTGATGGCGACCTCATAACGCGCCATGACCACCGCCCTCGATCTGATCCAGGACAGTCTCGAAATGCTCGGCGTCTACGGGCCGGGCGACGCGATCAGTTCCGCCGACAGTTCCCGCTCGCTGATCGTGCTGAACGACATGCTGGATAGCTGGTCGAACGACGCGATGACCTGCTTTGCATGGCTGCAACAGTCATTCGCGCTGGCGGTCAACGTCACCCAGTACACATGCGGACCGGGCGGAACCATCAGCAACGTCCGCCCGCTGCGCGTCTCGGACAGCGCCGGATCCGCCTACATCCTCGATCAGAACAACAACAAATACCCGATGGATGTGGTCGACCAGCTTACCTACAACCTGCGCACCACGGCGGCGGTGAACTCGAACCTGCCCGACACGCTGTTCTACGACCCGCAATTCCCCTTGGGCATCGTCAACATCTGGCCAACCCCGTCGCAGGTCTACGAAGTCTACTTCTTCTCGTATCTGCAACTGGCGGAATTCCCGACGATCTACACCGCCGTCTCCCTGCCGCCCGGCTACAATCTGGCGATCAAGACCAACCTGGCGGTCGCACTGAAACCGTATTTCACCTCCGCCCAGCTTGATCCGATCATCATCAAACGGGCCGCCGAAAGCCTCGGTTCGGTCAAGCGCAACAACAACCGCACCCAGCGGTCGATTTACGAGCCCGAAATCATCGCGCGCGGCCAGTCCACGTACAACATCCGCTCGGATCGAAACTACTAACCCGAGAGGACCGACATGGCGCAATCCCCGATCCTGGGCGGTTTTTCCAGATCCCGGTCGGCCAATGTCAGCGATGGCGAGGCTTACAATCTCTATCTCGAAGTCGTCGAAACCAAGGACGGCAAAGTTCCCGGCGCGCTTTACCTCACCGCCGGGCTGGACCTGATCGGCACACTCGGACCCGGCCCGGTGCGCGGCGTCAAAGTGCTCAACGACGTGCTCTATGTGGTCTCCGGCAACAACGTCTACAGCCTGACCGAGAACGGCACCGCAACGCTGATAGGCCAGATCGTCGATGGCACGGCGCCTGTCTCGATGTTCCAGAACACCAAGCAGATCATGATCGTGGACGGCGTCGGCGGCTGGCTGGCACCTGGCGGCTATCCGCTGACCGGTGGCACCATCACCGGCAGCGCAACCAACCCGACCACCGGCGCCAACGTCACACTCACCGGCCTCGCCGGCGGCCTGTATGCGGTCAACGACACGATCACCCTGCAAGCGGCGACGGGAACCCAGACCAGCTATCCGATCTTGATGGTGACGGCGATCGCCAACAATCCGGTCACGCTCTACACACTGCCCAACGCCGGGACGACGTACAACTCGAACACCTCCAACACCACCACCGCGATCACCGGCAAACCCGGCGTCGGCTCGGGCCTGACACTCAATACCACCGCCACATCGGGCGTGCTGACGGCCGCGACCGTGGCAGCGGGCGGCAGCCAGTACGCGCTGAACGATACCGGCCTGATCAAAACCTACTCGGAAGACGCGGTGTATCAGGTCACCGGCGTGTCGGCCGGCGTGGTCACCTCGGTGCGGCTGCTTTACGGCGGTTCGGAATATGCGAGCGGCACGGGACAGGCCACACTCGCCGCACCCGCCGTGCCCGCCGCCAACGGAACCGGCTTCATCATCAGCACCACCGCCAGCGCCGGGCCGATCACCGCCTCCACCCTGGTCGCCGGCGGCAAGAGTTACGTCGTCGGCAATGTCGGCTCAATCGATGGCGGCAGCGGCGATGCGACATATCGGGTGACGGCGATCGGCCCGTCCGGGATGGTCAGCGCCTTCACCATCACCCAGGCCGGAACGGTCAACGACAAGGCCGCCACCTTCACCCAAAAGAGCACCTCCGGCTCCGGTTCGGGCTTTACCCTGACATCGCCCGGATACGGCTCGTTTCTCGGGCTGGTCGAGATCACCCTGCCGTTTCCCAACCCGACCGTCGGCGGGATCTCGGACGGCTTCGGCGTGCTGGTGTTCCAGGGCCAGCAATACCTCGCCGCATCCGACGAACTGGACCTCTCGACATGGCAGCCGCTGTCGTACGGCGTTTCCGACAGTTCGCCCGATAATTGTATGTCTTTGGCGGTGATTCACGACGAAGTTTACCTGATCAAAGAAAATCACACGGAAATCTGGATCGACAATGGAACGTCGCCGTTTCCGTTCGCACTGCTCACCTCCGCGCGCATGGAAAGCGGCACCATCGCGCCGTTTTCGCCCGCACCGCTGGGCGAATTCCTGCTGTGGCTGTCGCGCAATGAACAGGGCAAGGGCATCGTTGTCCGCGCCCAAGGCTACAATCTCATCCCGGTTTCCACACAGGCGCTGATCGCGGAATTCGACACCTATGCGAACCTTGGCGACGCCATCGGCTACGGCCGCCAACAAGGCGGGCATCAGTTCTATGTGCTGACCTTCCCCGAGGCGAACAAAACCTGGGTCTATGACCTGACATCGAGCGAACTCACCGGCGTGCCGCAATGGCACCGCCTGGCCGCCTGGACCGACGGGCAGTGGAACCGCCACGCCGGCAACTGCTTCACCCCCTGGACCGGTTCGGTCACGCTGGTCAGCACCACCACCACCTATCAGGCGAACTCGGTGATCATCACCGGCGAGACGCTGGAAACCGCGCAAGGGCTGGTGGGGCTGCCAACCAGCTTCTACACCGCGCTGTTCTCGGTGTGGCTGAACCTGCCGGAAAGCGGCGGGACGGGGCTGATCTTCTCCAACCAGGGCGGCATGGCGACGCCGGGCCTGTCCATCACCATCCAGAACGACGCCACCGGCAGCCCGCAAATCACCGTCAAAGCCTGGGATTCATCGTCCGCCGCGATCGTGGTGGCGACGTATGACTTCACCACCTGGGCGGCGTGGGTGAACATCCTGATCTCGATCGACACCGCGACGCAGCAATTGCAGGTCTACGCCAACACGATCGTCTCGAACAAATTGGTCGAAAGCAATCTGTCGCCGGTGGCGATCACGTGGTCTTCCAGCCATGCGATTGCGCCGTCGGCGACGCAATCCTGGGCCGTCACTGCGGTTCCATGACCTACAGCATCGTCAACCTGGGCCATCTTTCGGGCGGCAACCTCAGCTATGCGATGGCGGTCTCCGCCGATGGCACGACGGTAACCGGCTATGCCAACACAAGCACGGGCGGCGCCTCGCAAGCGTTCTACTGGACCTCCGGTTCGGGGATGGTCGGCATCGGCACGGTCAGCGGCCAGACCACGGCCGCCGGGCTGGCCCTGTCCGCGAACGGGTCTGTCATCGTCGGCGTGTCCGGCACGCACGGCTTCCGCTGGACCTCTGGCACCGGGATTGTCGATCTCGGCGTCAACAACGTGCCGTTTTGCTGTTCGTCCGACGGCAGCACCGTCTACGGCAACAACATCTCGACCGGACAGGGGTTTGTCTGGACCTCGGGCAGCGGCGTGGTCGCCATCCCCGGACCAAGCGGGCTGTATGGCGCGGTCTGGCAACTCAACGGCTGCTCTGGCGACGGCATAACCACCGTCGGCTATTATTTCGATGGGTCCGGCGTCACCCACGCCTGCACCCGGACATCGGCCGGCGGCTTCGTCACCCTGGCCAACCTGCCGGGCGGCACATCAGCCGACAACAGCGTAGCCAACGGCATTTCCTCCGACGGGACGGTGATCTTCGGCTCGGACCAGTCGGTCGGCGAAGGCATCTGGACCAACGGCACGCCATCACTCACCGCGACCATCGCGCAAAACCCGCAATCCAATCCGGGTTATGCGGTCGGTGTCTGGGATCATCTGTCCTCGAACGGCTCTGTCATCGTTGCCAGCGGCTATCAGGCGCTGGTCAGCGGCAGCGTGCCCAATCTGGGCCTCGGCAACAGCAGCACCTTTGCCACCGGCGTGAACGGCGACGGTTCGGTGCTGGCCGGCGCGTCCTTCAATGCCAGCAATGTCTGCTATGCGGTGATCTGGACGAGCGCGACGCCGCCACCCAGCCAGGAAGCGACGGTTGCGGAATTGTTCTTCGCCGCCACCTCGGGCTTCGTCGATCTCACCGTGCCGTCCAACCGGCGCCTGTTCATCTCGGCGGCCGGCGGCGCGGAAAACCTCGGCGCCAACGGCCAGGCGCCGTTCGGCGTGGTGCCGGCGGTGTTCCTCACCTCGAACGGCACACCCTCATCCTTTGCCGCCAATGCCGGGCGCGGCGGCGCGTTCGCGATCACCGGCGGCAGCCTCACGGCGGGCGGCTCGGCGCCACCCGGCTCATCGCAGACCGTGACGACGGAGCAGGTCAATTCCACCGGCCAGGGCGTGCTGGGCGACTATGCCTCGGGCAACCTCTATGCGTTCAACCCGAAAACCAAACTCGACAACGGCGTGCAACGCCGCTGGCTGCGCCGCTGGCGCGCCCTGCCCGGCGGCAACCCGTCCGCCAAGACCTTCGCCGCGCTGTGGGTGGATATGCAGACCGGTGCGGGCGTGCCGGAAGGCACCAACCCGCACGTCATGCTGCGCTGGTCGGACGATGGCGGGCACACATGGTCGGATCAACGCATCGAGTCGGTGGGGCTTTTGGGTGTGACAGCGGCCACCGTGAAGTTCAATCGCCTCGGCACGACCAGAAGATTTGCTGCTTCAGACCGTATTTTCGAGTTGTCATCGGCGGATCAGTTCATGGTGGCCATTCTCGACGCAGGAGTGGATGTCACATGAAGTCAAAGCCGTTTCTCATCACCGGGCTGCCTCGCTCGCGAACCGCCTGGATGGCGGCGGCAGCGCTGAATGACGTCTCGATCTGCGTGCATGAACCGCTGCGCAGCGCCGAACGATGGGAAGACGTGTTCACGACGGTGTGGAACATGAGCGGATTTCGCTATCTTGGCGTGTCCGATCACGGCATGGGCTTTCACCTGCCCGAGATCATGAACCGGCTCGCGCCGCAAACCCTGATCATCCAGCGGCCGATCCGGGAGGTGGAAGCCTCGCTGCGGCGGCTGCGCTTGCCCGACAGCAATATCTGCGAGCTTCTGCAAGGCGTTCTCGACTCGGTGCATCACCATGCAATCATGCGCGTGGCGTATGATGATCTCTGCAATACCGCCACCGTGGCGCGGTGCCTGCGGCATCTGATGCCGGATGCCAGCATTTCCTGGGACCGCATCCGCAACCTGCAACGGCTGAACATCCAGGCGCACGATATCGGCGCGGTGATCACCGACGGTATCACGCGCGGCCGGAAACGCGACGTGTGCAAGCTGATCCCGCCGCATCTCGTTGAACAGTTCCGCCTGCTGGCATGACCATCAAACCGATCATCCTCGCCCCGCGCGAACAGTTCACCGACAAGGACGGCAACATCGCGCGTTCCTGGTGGCGGGCGCTGAATACGCTTTTCAACAATTCCGGGACCCTCGCCTCGCCGCTGGTGACCACCGCAAGTGCGGTGCTGTCGGCGGCGGATCTGAGCAGCGGCGGGACAATCTCCGCACCCGACATGCCGGCGGAGACGCTGCTGGGCAATGCCACCGCTACCGCCGCGCAGCCGGGAACGGTCGAGGTCGGATCGTCGCTGGCGTTCAACAGCGGCACGATCAATCTGGCAAGCCTCCCGGCAGGCACCTTGCTGGGCAATGGCGGTTCGCTGGCGGCGGTCCCCAGCGAGGTGGCGATCGGCAGCAACCTCACGCTGGCGAGCGGCACGCTGTCCGTGTCAGACAGCATCGATACGACCTATGCCTATACGATCCGGGATACGCGCGGGCAGGTGAACGACGCCACCGCACTGGCCAACGAGGCGCTGACGCTGGCCGTGCTCGGGGGATCAGGAACATCGGGCGGCGCAGGCACCATCACCGTGGCGGCCGATAGCCTGTTCGGCAATGCCGGGACGGTTGCCGCAGCCGGGCAAAGCATATCGGTCGGCTACGGCCTCACCCTGACAACGCTGGGCACCCTGGCAATCAATCCGCTGACCGCGCCGATCTGGGCGCCGCTGGTCAATGGCGACCTGCCAGGCCCCACCCTCATCGCCGATCCGCTCGGCCAGTGCATCATGGTTGAAATCCGATGACATCATCCATCCTCACCGACTATCTCGGCCAGGGTTTGGCATCGGCGCGGCCGACCACGCCGCCGATCGCAACCACCGCACTGGCGCTTTACTACGCCGACGATACCGGCGTGCTGTCGCTGTGGGATACCCAAACCAGCGCCTGGGTGACCGTGGTAGGCGGCGGCACGGCATTGAGCGCGGTGGGAACCGGCCTGACCATCACCTCGCCCGGCACCGTGGCCCTCGATCCGCTGGGCACCGGGCTTTCGATCAGCGGCGGGACGATCAACGCGCAATGGTCGGGCGGGGCAATCACCACCGTCGGCCCTGGACTGCACACCGCATCGAACACCCTGGCGGCGAACTGGAACGGCGGCACGGTCAACGCGCTGGGCACCGGGCTTGCGATCTCCGGCGGATCACTGGTGCCGAACTGGGAAGCCGGCACCATCACCACCGTGGGTGCGGGGCTGTTCACGTCCGCCAACACCCTCGAAGCGAACTGGAACGGCGGCACGGTGACCACGCTGGGCAGCGGTCTGTCGCTGACCGGTGGCACGCTGATCGCCACGGGCGGCGGCGGCGGCGGGGTTTCGACCATCGTGGCTGGCGGGGGCCTGACGGGTGGCACGATCACCACCTCGGGCACCATCGCGGCGAACTGGAACGGCGGGACGGTGACATCGCTGGGTTCGGGGCTGACGCTGTCGGGCGGCACCCTGTCGGCATCGGGCGGCGGCGGCACCACGCTGCCGTTCTTCAACATCGCCGCCGGCGTGCCCTCGCTGTCTTCCTTCACCCAGGTCAACGTCTCCGGCACGACCTCGATTGCGCAGTCCTCGACCGAAAAGGTCATCACCCTGAGCGACACCGGGGCCAACTTGTTCGATCTACGGGGAATTACGTACCCAGCCCCGTCAACGCCGTACCGGATTGCCATGCTTGTGTGCGACGATCCCGGCATTACCCCACAGCGCGGTCTGGTCTGGGGTTTCAGCGACGGCACGAAATATCAGGTCCTGTATCGGTTCAATTCGAGCAGCGGGCTGTATCTGGTCGATTTCAGCGACGCCAATACCGAAGCCGGCGCCAGTTCGCAGCCTTCGCCGCCGGTGTTCACGGGCGGCGCGCAAATCTGGCTCGGCTGCCACAATGACGGAACCAACATCTATTACGAAATGAGCACCGACGGCGTGGTGTGGTCGACGATCTATTCGACCACGATCGCGGGCAATTACATCACCACCATTGCCAGCGTGTTTGTCGGGATCTCGCCGCAATCGACCGCGACGCCGTCGGCATTTTCAATCCAGTGCTTCGACCCCAACGGCTTGACCAGAGCCTTCACCTGACGCGAGAGACACAGCCATGAGCGTGCAAGTCATTCAGATGTTTACGCCGACGGTGCTGACCACCTCGGCGGCGACGCTGTACACGGTCTCGACTGGCAGCGCGGCCTCGGTGCTGGCGCGCGGGCGCATCCGCTTCACCAACACCACGGCGGTGGCCGCAACCGTCACGGCTTACGGTGTGCCATCCGCCGGCACGGCTGGATCGGGCAACAATTTCTGCCCGACCTTGTCTGTGCCGGCTTACTCGAACCTCGATGTCGACGTGCCGGTGATCGGTGAAGGCGGGTTCATTCAGGCGCTGGCCTCGGCGGGGACGACAGTGACCGCGCACGCTATGGATGGGGTGCTGTTCAGCTAAAGACGGTAAACCAGCACCAACTCGACCACCGACAAAAGCAAGCTGATCGCGCACATCCAGATGCAGTAATTCAGCTTGCGGATGGTTTTGTCCGTCTCGGCCATCAGATCGCGCCCGTCTTGATGGCGATCAGAACAAGCAGCCACACGATCGCGCTGCCTTCCACGGCCAGAAGACCCATCAGCACCGGAAACGCCCAGCGAGGGGCCGGCATCATTTGCGCTTGGCTTTTTCCAGCGCGATCACGCGCGCTTCCAACTCGATATAGAGATTGAACAAACTCTTGGCTTGTTCGGCCAGCGGGAGGCTTTCACGGAGCGCATCCGGCGCCGTTTCTTCTGCGCTGTCGGCGTCACCAAAGCCCACGATTGTCTTAGCATCGAGGCGATCTTGAAGTCGGTCGATACGCGCCGTCAGATCGCGGCGGAATAAATTAACCTCAGCGGCAAGCTCGTCGAGTCTGTTAGCGTGAGCGACCCCCGAATTCACCACGGTGTTTCTCAGTCCCCTAAAATCGCGTCCTAGATCATCCAAAGCCGCCAGGATCAGATCGTCAGACATCGCAATTCCCCTCTGTGTCGCCGTTTCGGTAAACACATACACTGCGCGGCAGACAATCAGCAACCGCACAGGCCGGTGGTTTTGCAGCATCGTTGCCGATCACGCGGCCACGGTGCTACACAGGCGCCTCGACCACACCGGCGTGGGACGTTCCGGGCATCTTCCGTTTCTGACAGCGCAATCGGCGCCGGAGGTGTCCCATTCCCTATCTTATCGCGTCCGGCATAGGCGCCGTCGGTTCGATCGCATCCGGGATCTTCGGCGCCGGCGCCGAAAGCAAAGCCGCGAAAGCCGAGGAACAGGCGTTTCGCGAGGCAACGAACCTCGAAGAGCAAAATTACGCCACGGCGCAACAAGCCTATGCGCCGTATCAAGCCGCCGGCACCAACGCGCTGGCGCAAATCCAGAAGCTGCTGAACATCGGACCCGGCACCGCAGGCAACGCGACCGATCCCATCCTGCAAATGCTGGGCATCGGCGGCGGCGGTGCGGGCATCAACCCGGCCACATTCCAGGCATCACCCGGTTACCAGTACGCCTTGCAGCAGGGCACGCAGGCGGTGAACAACGCCGCCGCGACCGGTGGCGGGGTGGGCGGCAACGCGCTCAAGCAGTTGCAGGCCACTGGCCAGGGCCTCGCCAATCAGAACTTCACCAACTATCTCAACAGCGCCAGCGGCGCGTTCCAGGGGCTTCTCGGAAACCTCGGCGGTCTGGTTTCCACCGGCCAGAACGCCACCAACTCGATTTCCAGCCTCGGTGCCAACGTCGCCAAACAGGCGGGTGCCAACGCCATCGGCGCCGGCGAGGCGCAAGGCTCGGGCATCGTCGGTTCGTCCAATGCGCTGTGGGGTGGCATTACCAACGCGCTGAACAACATCGGCGGCGGGCTGACCGGCGGACCTGGCACCGGCGGGGCTCCTAACGGCGGCGGCGGCGTCAATGCGCTGCTGTATGCGCTGATGAACCAAGGCGGAGCGCCCATTCCAGGCCAGCCAAGCGCCTATGCCGGGCAGATGGTCGATACCTCCGGCTGGGGTGCGCCGGTGGGGCCGAACAACATTCCGGCCACCGTCTGGAATAACTGATGGGCCTCGATCCGACCCTCGTTAACGGCTTCCGGCCGACCCCGATCGGGCCGGACATCGGCACCATGATGCAGAACGCGCAAGCGATGATGCAGGTCGATGCCGCGAAGCAGCAGATGGGCCGGCAGAACGCGCTGCGCGGCATCCTCTCGCAGCCGGGCGCGATCGACGACAAGGGCAACCCGACCCCGGATGTGATGAAACAGGTCTACGGCATCGATCCGCAGGCCGGGATGGCGTTGCAGCAGAACATGCTGGTCAACCAGCAGCGCCAGCTCCAGACCGACATGCTGAAGTCCAAGGCGTTCAGCGACAAAATGGACCTCATGAGCGACGCCTACGCGCCGATCTACGAGACGTATCAGGATGAGGTGAAGGCCGGAGCGACGCCGGAGCAAGCCGGGGCGCATGCGCAGGAGGGCATTACCGCCGCATACAACAGGCTGAAAGAGGGCGGAGCGCTGACGCCGCAGGAAGTGCAAAACCTGCCGACGCAATGGGACCCGACCAAAATCGGGCAGTTTGTCCAGGGATCGAAGAACTTTCAGGAGTGGCGGTCCAATCAGGCGAAGGCGGCGAAGGATCAGCGCACCGAGGCGCGCGAGGAAGAGTCGCTGAAGGAGCGCGAGCGGCACGACCGGGCGGAAGAAGGCCGGACCGATTTTGGCCCCGTGGTGCAAGGCATCGTCACGCAGGACGGCAAGCCGGTTCGCGTCATGGCGCAGCAGAACAGGCAGACCGGCGAATGGGTGTCAGCCGACGGCGACCGCAGACCGCTCGACAAGACGTTTCAAATCCAGAAGCCGCCGGCTGCGGGTTCGGTTGCGGAAACCCGTGAGCGGTTTCGTGACGACCTCGACGCTGACCCGGAGTGGAAGAACCGCTCCAACATCGACAAAGACATGGAGGTGGAAAGCCGCATCAAGATCGCCCAGGGCACCAAGAGCGACCCTGCGGCGTGGGATTCGCTGGCCGAAGAAATCGCTTCGTATCGCACCGCGCCGCTGTCCGGCTTTGCCAAGGTCCGCCCTGGCGGGCCGGAGGTGATGGCACGGGTGATGAAGCTGAACCCGGACTATGAGGAAGGGCGCTTCCAGGAAGTCAACCGCGCCATGATCGAGTTTGGCCCCGGCAAGAAGGGCGACACGATCCGGTCTTTGAACACCGCTGTGCAGCATCTCGATGTGCTGGATAAGGCTGCTGACGCGCTGAACAATGGCAATGTCGCGCTGTTCAATCGTCTCGCGAACACGATTGCGATTGAGTTTGGGGTGCCGGCGCCGACCAATTTCAACGGCTTGAAACAGATTGTCGGCACCGAACTGCAAAAGGCCATCGGGGGCGGCATCGGCGCCGAATCCGACCGCGCACAATTCGGCAAGGCCCTTGATGCGTCCAATTCGCGTGAAGCGCTGGGCGCTGTGATCAACAGTTTCAAGCTGCTGATGGGCGGACAGGCGAGGACGCTGAAGCAGCAATACGAGGATTCGACCAACTTCACATCGGGGCCGTTTGCGTTCGAAAAGAAACTGCTGCCCGAAACCATCCAGCAACTCGGGCTGTCTTCGGGCGAAAGCGGAAAGGCGGGCGCGGGCGAAACAGCAAAGCCGCCGCCAGAAGTTATGACCAGCGCCGGCGGAAGATGGCCGGAAGGCACGCAGATCCCGCCCGATGCGGTGAAAAATCTACAGCAACACCCGGAAACCGCCGATGCGTTCAGCAGGAATTTCGGCGTCGGGGCGACGAAGCAAATCCTTGGCGACAAGATGCCAGGCGAGAAGAAGGCCGACACAACACCGGCCAAGAAGGACGAAGGAGCCAAGCCGCAGGGCGCGGTCGAGGTGCCCGCAGCGCGTGCCAAGGACCCCGACGGCACGACCTATAACGGCGGCAAATTCGTCAAGCGCGGCGGCTACCTCGTGCCGCTGACCGCGCAGGATAATG